GTGCTGTTCCTTGCTTATTAAGTTTCTTCTTGCGATTATAGACAAGCCGGTATTTTATCTTATCCATTTTTACGTCAAAAATAGATATTTACAAAGAAAGAGGCAAATTTGGCTGTGGGAGAACTACTACCAGTAGCATCACCTTCTCAAAAAGGTTTAATGAGTGCAAACATGTACAAAACATCGACAGCTCACACTCTTCCTCCGAATAAAAAAGTTAGAATTATAAGTAGAGATAAATACGTTGAAACAATCTTGGAGTTTGTAGGACGCTCTGTTTTTGAGGAGTTTGTTCATTTAATCATAAAACATGCTAATCAACAAGTAAATATAGAAAAGGGCACCTACAATAATGCACCTGATGAACGTATAGAATATAAATTTTATTATGACAGTTCATCCGTCTATATAATTACACCTTCTAATAATAAATCAACCATAAGACTAGTCGGTACGACAGATAAAGATAATATTAAATACGAAGAAATGTCTGATATGAATATAGATGGACTTACACCTATTATTCTATCCTAGGAGGCCAATATATAGCCTCCTAAAATTGATTATAAATTTGTGATAGATAAGATACATTATCGGGAGCTAAAATCTTCCTTAATTTACTAATGTCCATCCCTCTATGTCAGTAAATTTTAAAGAATCCATTATTATATAATAGGTATTGGATATGGCTGTGTGAAATCCGTACATTACAGGGTTTTTTATAGCCAAATCATACCCACCTGATGCGTTTTTCTTGTAATAGATCTGTACTGAATCCATAACTCCTGACAACTTTGTTAATTTAATTTTTATGTTCCCCCCAGAATTATTAGATGCAGTAATATCAATGATGCCACAGAATCTAATCCCAATATCTTGATTACCTACTGTGTATAAAATCGAACCAACTGTTATCTGGTTAATAGAACATATTTTAACGTATTCATCAGTCTTATTTGCAACCAAAGGTTTAGGTAGGCAATTATACATTCTAATTGTTGCAAGACCATTTTTATTTTCTGTTACAGTTCCAATCAGTTCTCCCACAACTGATATAGTTTCCGGATCTCTTATTACTTCATTAAAATCTATTGTTTCCATAATCTTCCTAATTTAAAATTTTTATTAATTATCGTGCCATCTGACACCGGTTAATATTCCATTTACAAAACACAAATCTCCCAGTCTAAATCTACCAGCCGAGGGGTCCCATACATGCTGAAATCCAACTGCTGTAGTCAGGCCGTAATCACCAAAAGATCCGCCTAACTCACTACCATGAGTGTTAATTTTACCACGAAAATCAATCGCTGTATCATTATCACGTCCTTCAGTTACTATACTTAACGCAGTATGTGATACACCTCCCTTAGATTGTACAATTAATGTCCCAATACCTTCTGAATGTAAGTCGTATTTATCTAAAGTTGTCGTAAATATACCAGCAACTTTGGATACAATTCCTGTAGATCCAGGTAAGGTATCACCAATCCCAGCCGTCTTTTTATTATTGTTAAATAATATACCATTTCTCATAAGTAATAAACTATCACCAACATCGGTAGAGCCTATTGCTGATTGAGTGACTGTAAATCCTCCAAGAATTCCAGAAGTTGCAGTAATCTTTCCTTCGATATCTACATTTTTAGCTTTAATTCCATCTGCATTAATCTGTTCTGCGTTAATCTTCTCAGCTAATAGTAACTTTGTTGCGATAAAAGTCCATTCTTGAGCAGATTCCCAAAAACCCAAATATCCTGATATAGAAGCTGAAGGGTTGTTGTTAGAGTCAGAGGTATGAGTTTTGGTGCATAGATATAATTTATTATTATATACAACAACATCATAAAATTCTTCTCCATCTGCTCCTTGCAAATACTCCACACCCTCTGCCCATGTTCTCATTCGCAGTTTTGCACCTTGTTTACCCCAGCTGTTTTTTAAGGTTGGAGTAGACCATGCACCGTAACTTGCAGTGTATATCTTAACACTGTATGCAGAAGTAGTCTTAACACAAACTACGACATTGCAATCTTCATCCGCTGTGTAGGTAGACACTTGTGGAACGGTGCTATTTAAAGTTTTAACAGGGGTAAAACTCGCCGTGCTTCCATTAGACAATGAAATAACCGATACAGAGCTTCCCGCTGTATTTACCTCTATAACCTGACCTTTAGAGAGTTTTATATTATCGCTATACTTGTAATTCGCATCCGAAATTTTATTTCCCGTATTGCTAATTCTATAACCTGCATACACCAAAACAGCATTAGAAATGTCATTCGACGAATACATTTCTGTTCTTGCCCTTTGACTTTCCCACAAATAAGGAAATGATGCTGACACATCAAGCATTGTAGCACTCCATCCTTCAGGTATTTCTACTCCTATTGAAACAGGAGTAGATGGTTTCACGTTATGTTCTGTCCTTTTATAGCAAGATTCATATACTATAGTATCTTGCATTCCGATTAAAGAAAAACTACCTGATGCAATCATAATTCTTTATCCTATTGTTGCGCTTACACTACCACTGATTCCCATACCTGCACGCTTAATGTCTGCATAGGATATACTAGCTGTAGCAGCGTTAAATGTTGCAGACTCTTTCCCTGTCAAGGTAAATGCGTTTCCAGCATTATCTCTAATATTCCAAGACCAGGAAGACACTGATGCGACTTGACTAATGTCAGAGCGTTTCCTAGCTTTAGGCGCAATTACCGCTGTTTCATTTGCACGAATTGCATTACCTGTAATTCCTGTAATATCGAAATAGACTTCATAAGGGTCTGATACGTCAGTAATAGTAACAGTTTCAGATATTGTTTCTCCACTTATAGTAGCAGTGCACCGCAAGAGAAGCACGTTATCAACGTCTGCGTTTGCAACCACTTGAGTACGTGAAGTTCCCATAGTAACATTGCCACTTCCAAGAAGTTTCTCCCATTTAAAAGTAATTCCATTATAATCAGACAGCTCGTTCCCGTCTTTATAAATATTACATTTAGCTGTAAGAGAATCATTTTCTGTTACAAGATAAAAGCCTTTATCATCTGTGATAGACATGCTATATGCGTTTCCAGTAGTTTCCTGAATAATTACTTCTTTGCTTATTTCAGAAAAAGCGACCGAATTACCACTTACTTCAACTGCACCGCTAACAGATAAACGGTCATTATCATAACCTGAAACTGGAACAAGGTTTTTTCTTACCTGCAAAGCAGGAAGATTATATGATTGGCTATTGATTGTTGTACTACGGCTATCTATTTTTTTAAATACTCCCTCAAGCCCATCGGTTGTACATAAATCATCGTCACCAAATTCCAATTCAACACCATTGTATTTCCATACGATACTTCCTGCCGTTGGTATCATAACATCTCCATCTGCTGTATCGCGTATTATTACAACCGCAACAGGCAGATTTGCTTCAGGGAATCCGTCAGATTCAAAGTCCGGAACAAAAACATTCGTGCCTTTATTATACCTCTGCACCAAAGGACTACCTTCTACACGTAAAAAACCATTTAATGTAGTTCCATCCATTAAACCGATAATGGTAAACCCTGCTTCTACTTTATTCCCTGCCATATTATACCTCCTTTTCTAAATTAATTTTAAGAGTATCATTATCCAATTCTGGCAAGATAGTTGGAGTATCATATAAACCTGAACTTTTTTGTTCTAAAATGATTTTGTCAAGCTCTTTTTTTGAACCAACAATCTGCACGTTTTCCACACTACCTATTACTCTAATCATTGTAAAATCCACAATACCACGCCCATCGGGTATTCGCTCGTAATACTTTATACCCTTTGTGTCTAACACATCGGGAGTTACTAATAAATATCCCATAACCTATTCATATTTTGCGGCTGTTACAGCCTTGTTATTCTTTAACATTAATTTACCGTTTCTCAACACCAATGCAGTGACTGCATATAATTTAACTTCTGCGTATATGCTTATTCCGTAATTCTTATCAAAGCCCAAAGATGAAGGAATAAAAGTTATTGTTCTACCCCTTCCTATCTCTTTGTCTGTTACTCCAGCCTTTCCTGAATGGGCTTTCCAAATAATAGTAAAAAATTTATCCTTATCCGTACCAATAATCTGTTTATTATCCGTTATCACGCACTCAAACTTTACAGAAGTTGTCATTGTTGCATTAATCTTGCTGCCGCTTAACTGACGTATCTGAACATTAAGAGATTTTGGCATCTGTACATTAATTACTGACACAGCTGATAAAGTCGAATCGGAAGATGTAGGTCTTTCGCCATTATAGAATCTAGACAAGCATCGAAAAGCTGTATTTCTTATAAATCTCGCATCAAAAGTTAAGGCTTTAGTCCAATTACCTTCTGAATCTTTACCTGATATATATATATCAAGTTCATCTTGTGTAATATCTCTCCAACCACTATTATTTTCATTTATCTGCCACCAATATGCTGCATTTTCATCCGCTATTTTTTGAAGTCCGCTAGTCAGTTGTGCAGTAATAGTATGCAACCATTTGCCATTACTGTCAGCAACTTCACGCAACGGATCAATCGTCCAGGATTTAGGCGCGTCAATAGACAGAGCATAATTAGATATGTCATATAAAGCTGTATAAAGATTTACACTTCTTTCAAATTTAATCTCTGTATTTTTACGAGTATCTGTAACTGTAAAAATTGCAGTAATTTGTAAAGGTTTATTCGGCTCTACATTCTTTTTTACCTTAAGAGAATATGTAGGAGTGTCTGTGTCAGATATTACATAATCATCTCCGTTTGTAATTCTATTACTACCATCTTTCTTAGGAGCACCTTCATACCATTCAACACCTGTGATAGAACGTTTACCGTTCATTTGCCCTTCGGGGTCAGACACGACTACATAAGGCATTAATATACACGGAACAACGCTTCGGTCAGGCTCATATTCCTTACTATCATTGTTGTAAGTCTGAGCAATGTTTCCACTTAAAACCTCAATATCGGCTGTAAACGATATAGGATCTATATGTACCGATATATCTTTATGCTTAGTTACTATTCCCATATTTTATATATTTAATTTCTATCTGATATGTAAAAAAACCATACATTTCTGATAGCTTATCTTTAATGTATTGCAAATCGTCTACTTTATCTTCTTCTATATCAATTATATCGGAAATATGCATTTCTCTGGATAAAGTTCCATTAGCCACTTTCCCAATACACTCATGAATCGAATACCTTACAAAGACTTCTTTCATAATCTATATTTTGATGTTAATTTTGTTTTCCACAGTTTCAAAATTTTCTCCTACAGGTATAAATACCCTACAGATGAAACTTATCTTCCGATACTCACTTCCCCAACCACTACCCATATCGGCTACGGATAGATGTATGACATGCTTCTGACCGTCAACGTATGTAGGTTTCCAACTGTTATCTGATGGTATGTTTCCTGTGTCACGAAGCCATTCTACCTCCACTCCATCTGTAGCCATGAGAACGTTAGTTATATTTCTGTTACCATAACTTACTACTGCAGTAATGTCTGTATTGACCTGCTGAATGAAGAACTGCCATCCATTCGAACTTTCGAAGTCAAGATGATAATTCTTGTCGCCCTCGAGTAAAGACCACGAAGGGGAGTTCCATACAGGTTCATCTTCCGTCTTGTCTACCAAGCAACCCCACTTGCATCCGTAATGATAGACGGTGTGCTGCTCCAGTTCCGTAAACGTGTGCTGTCCGTCCGGATAAAGTCTATCGTGCTGAATAAAGCGATAAGGCTGCTCTGACTGCGCCACTGTGAGCGACCATTCGCCGCGGTCCACCTTGTTAGATATGACATCACCGTTATAATCATATTGATATAGCCGTTCGCAGACGATAGTCTTGGCCATCACACCCACGTCTTCTGTAGTGACCGGAAGATTATCCAAAGCTTTAATATTAGGGAATTTACCGATACTGATGGCGTAGTTGTAATCTTCCAATATAGGCTTGTAGACATTGGCGAGGAACATGATGCGCCCTTCTCGGCTGGAGAGCAGCCAGCTCTGCGCACGCTCGTTCACTTCTCCTTCGTCTGGCAATACAGAGTTACCACGTCGAGTGACGTTGTATCCGGCCACCGGAGGATAGTTTTTCCCTCCAGGCACTTCTGAATCAGGATAGAGCACTACCGTTAGCGTGTTGTCGTTGACGTTCTTTGTCAGACAGCGGAACCAGCTTGTGTAATAATCCGTGCCTCCAGTCAGCAGATTATTGATGATGGAATACATTATATCGTTTTCAGTAAAATTTGTCACATCATATTCTGTACGCTTCTCCATCCACAATTTGTAAGTGTCGTCTCCCAGGTCTTCCACCTTTTCGATACATCCTGCATCGCTGAAAGAGAAATCACCTGCCATCGCCTGAATCTCATTTATGATAAGCCGCATTACAACAAGTGCATCACGTACCTCCAGCCTTGAGAACTGCCCACGACCGTCGGGGAATATGCCCGCGCCCTTACCGGCAATCATGCTGTCGATGAAATCTCCGAACTTCAATAAGAAGTTAGTGCCGTCAGACTGGTCCTTTCTCAAAAACAATTTTTTCAGATACTCTGTATTTTTCGATATTTCATAAAGAGTACGAACGGCCGAGAATACATTATTGTCAGAAGGCAAAGTCTCATCATTTTTACCGATTATTTCAAGATAGATACCATACCCACGAATAAAGTCCCTGAGAGCATTAAGCGACACCTTTCTCCCTCTATTGAGCTCGATCATATCTTCTGAATCTAGGACATCCGTATTAGCAAGTTGGTCAATAGTCAGGCTGTCCTTCTTTAAGAGGGATACGACAGAGTCTATTATTTCTTGTTTTTCTAAATCCGGCATCATCATAGTATCAATAATCTATTATCATATTGTCGCATATTGTTATTCTGAACCCGTCTTATCTTCAGTATATTCTCTGATTCAGTATAATCTACGAATTGAACCTCTCTTAGAATCTGGTTAAAGACATAACTCCTTACATTCTCGATAACCTGATTTATCTCAGGTACATTAGATTCGGACCGGATATATCTCTTGCCATTGAAGTATACATAGGTACAGCTAAGTATTCTGTTAAGATGCTCACCGTACCATATCGGGCACCCGATACTCCCTCCAAGAGTGAACGTTTTCATTGTATATTCACGAGAATATATCTCTGTAAGATCATTCTCAGAGTTGGTGAACTGCTCGTTCTCTACGCCGAAACTCCAGTTACTGTCCTTGAACCCGCCATGTACACGCCAGTCGAAGAACATCTGCTGTTCCGATATCCAGAAGATTACATCCTGACGATCCTTATTGTCCTTACTGGAATACTGTATAAGAGTAGTGTTCTTTAACACAGACTCATCTGACGTAACCCTGAACAGCTCAGACTGAGAGTTATTGATATTAACAATATAGTACCCATCTTCCAATCCTGTAATGACGTAATAATACAGCTGATAGCTGTCGTTCATCGACCACACATTCCACTCGATATTCTTTTCAGTGTTATCACATACAGATACAATTTTACCAGTAATAGTACGTAATTCAGACCGCGCTATCACCTCAACAAGAATCTGGTCAGTCCGCGCAAAGACCTGCGTATAGCGGCTTTTGCAACCTGACACATCAGAAGACGGCGAAAAAAACAGCGGGGTAAATGGGCTAACTATATACATATTCAATCTGTTTCTATCAGTTCATATTCATAGGCATTCTCACAGGCCGTACTGTAATCAAGATTACCCAGGCAGCCAGTATACATCTTTCCGTCCCACTCTATCTGAACAAGAGTTTCGTTCCACTCTTCAGGAAATAGATAGTTGTCTGTCTGAAAGGTAAGACTTCCAGGACCCAGCAATGGAGAATCCAGCTTTATATTCTCGGTAACCTTCTTACCGTCCAGCGAGATATCAGAGTTTCCGGTCGTTGAGGCGAATTTCAGTTCTCCAGTCAGCGATGCAAGATACCTTTTATTTGCCTCTACCATGTAAATTGGAGCATATCCGGCATTGAATACAGTATCGGAATAAGAGCCTTCAACGGAGATTTCCCTGTCAATAATATATACAGAATCCTCAAGGTGACACATGACGGCGAATATTTGCTCGTCAGAATCTGAACTACTTGTTTCCTCACCTCTCTTGCCGACAAGCTCCTCGAATCCGTAACAATCAGCCCTATATGGAGAAATCAAAGAGAGCTGCTTGTCTGAGATTAAGATTCCTGTCGTATAATTCACGGAAAAATTGAATTCATCCTTTCCGTTATTTCCCAAGTCATAGTCCTGCTTACTGTACCCTATCTGAACAGACGAATATATTCTGTCAGAAGCAACCGAATACTCAGGCTCGGAAATAGACCTGATAATCTTTACATTACCTCTACCGAACACTTCATTGCGATGCTTGAAAACAACGAATGGAACCTTATTGCTGCTTCCACTGCTTTTTACAGTACATTCCACAAGGGATTGCCCTATTACAATATAGCTTTTCTGCCCATACTGGTATATATACTCAGGTCTGGCTGCATTGTTCTTATTATAGGTAGAATATCCGGCAAATGCACTATAATACAATCCTTCAGATAAATAATAAAACCGTCTGTCCCGACGGACATATATTATGTTGCCTGTTGACACGCTTCCATTATATACACCTGAATCCTTGCTTACAAGATTGACTATACCGCCAAACTGAAGTATTCCGCTATAATCGCTATCAGAAACCTCACCATGAATATATTCGTTAAGACTGGCAAACCAGCGTCTTATTCCATCGTCTATTTCCTTCATTTCAAGGGTTGCTGTATACAGGATATTATTCCCCTTGTTGCAATAGTATCTGTCAGTGCGAACTTTGTAAAAAGCCATATCCTCAGTCTGATAATCCTCATTAGCGTCAAATGATGCTCTCCATGTTGGCTCCTGCACTCCAGGTACAACCGTAGCCTTCAGGAACACACCATCTGTATTCGAGAAATAGGGCAACAACGTAGTTTCCTCGGCATCATCCATATTCTTGTAATCGACAAAACCGCCAAAGTCGACAGTATTACTTTCTATGTCATTATATTCAGCGCTGAACAGAACTCTGTTCTCGATTACATAGATATAGCCAAATACAGATTCCATCCACTCACAGAAGTCTGAGAAGGATGATGTTATCTTAGCACTCTGAAAGTTGCGGATACTTTCCGCAGCAACAAGGACGGAATGTTTCAATCTTGTATTATCAGTTTCAACTCCAGCTTCATTCACGGTATCCTTAATATCGGCATACAGTCCTTCCTTCCCGTTCATTGAATCAAGCAGGCGCTGGAGGAATGTTACAGGTTCCACAACATCGATATTAACTGGTTCCCCACGGTCGTTCCAGCTAAGACTTACGTTAATGTAATCAAATCGTATCTCATAGCCTTGCAGATTATGTGAGCCCTGAGGATCAAGAATAGCAATCTGGAGCTTTTCACCTGATTTAAGCACTCCACTCCATTTCAAGGAATCCCACTTGTCGGTAGCATTATCTGATGCGCTTGCAAGCCGGATCAGGCTACCATCAGAAGATATCTTGTACAAGTAAGTATAATAATTTCTGAATCCGCTGAACGTGCGGGCTGATATTTCTATATTGATGAGGCTGTTATCAGACAGACATTCAAGGAACCATGAGGAAGTACAAGTATTTTCAGGAACATTTACATCTGCCCATTGCCCTTTTATATGAACCTCTTTCTGGTCCTGTACAAGAAAGCTGTTGCTTTCACTTTCACTTTCGGAACTGATATATACAGGAGGAATAAGCCACCAGTCAAGTTCTTCCAGCATTATGGTTTGATATGTGCTGCCTTCACCCTGCTGGCCGGTAACAGTAAGTGTTTCCTCATTACGTATGCTGACACCATCATACTTCAATGTCTTGGAAGACAGCTCTTCTACGGAATAGTCATACTTAGTTGATTTGTTGGCTTTGATAACGGCAGCAGCAGAACTATCAAGACAACCAATTTCTGCCCTGTATGAGTCGTATTTGAAGCTCGAGAAATCAAGAGGGCACTCGAATATTTTTGTAAATGTCCAGTCGTTTTCTATTGAAAATACAGCGAACGAAGCCAAAGAGGATAAATAATTCTGCTCGTACAGACTGATGATTTTTTCCCTTGCCTCACCAGTCAATTCGAGAGTGCTTCCACACTTTCGCACAACTCCTCCCAAGTCAACACGGCTGTACGACATCTTAATGTCCTTTATGTTGGCAAGCATATCAGACACATCAATACACCCGTCACTCCCAACAGTAACAGTTTCTGCTCCTAATTGTAGATAATATCTGCCTAACATACCCTATTTCCCTTTTAGGCAAATATATCTAAAAGACTTTATTAACGGATTTAATCAAAAAATCTTGAAATGAAGCCAACAACACAATCACAACATAATCAATGAATTGAGAGGAATTTTGCAGAACACAAATTAATATCCGGCAAAATTCCTCAATTATATTACATTACAGAACCAATAAAAGATTTTCAATTTTGAAGCATCTCATATCTCCCTTGTCAACATCATAATAGGCAAAAGTCTTATAGGATGGCTTGGTTATTCTTTTACTGCTGGTAGAGTTATAATTCATCATTGTACCGGTTGCGACTCTAATAGAACCGTCAACCTTCCGATATATAAACTGTACCATTCCTTTACGCATTCTCTTATAAAGAAAATATACCTGCCATGCCATTTTCAGGGATTCACTCCATGTTTTTTTGCCTGATATACGAATCTGATGCGCATATTTCATCACTCTTGCACGAAAATTAGTTTTTGTTTCCATATTGCAATTTTATATTGGTTTGACTTATAGTTTTTTATTATACTATAAAGATAGCCCATAATATCAAGTTTTGCAAACAGAAACTTCACCATTTATCTGATTTCCAACTCTTTACGAAGAATATTTCGAGCAAATGAAATACGACTTCTGACAGTACCTACAGGTATGGAATACATTCTGCTTATCTCATCGTAGCTGTATCCTTCAGAATATTTTCGAACACAATCAATTGCACATGATTTATTCCTGCAACTGTCCAATGCAGCATACACTTCATCGACATATACCTGACTGGATGTGTTATAACCCGATATCGCATATTGTCCTTTATCTACCGAAACAAATCCGACAAGATTATTGTGGTTGTATATAGTAATATAAGTATTCAGTAGAATTGTACTGCACCACGCTTTGAATGATTTGGCCGCATCATATCTTTCTTTACTAGAAAGAATCTTGTAAACAACCTCGCCTGCGAGATCTTCCGCATCCATCAGATTAGTACAATACTTGCGTGCCTGAGACAATATCCACCCGTAGTTTTCGGCAACAATATCATTTATTCCCATCACCATTGTTGCCTGAAATTTTCAAGGTTAACAATTTTCCATGTCTGTTCTCAGTACATTTCTTTTGCCTTTCTGTGCAATCTCTTAAACGGCTGATAAGGAAGTCTGGATTTGCTGTAATATCATTAAGCAAATCAATAATAATGTCACACTTTTTTTCTATTTCTGATAATAGAAATGTAGAATTTCTCTTTCCCATATTATAAATGATTAGTGATTTTAATCATTTACTAACGGAAGCTGCAAAAATTCGATAAGGCACAAAAAAATGCCCTGTATTGATATTACAGGGCAAATAACATTATTCAGCGCTTCATCATTCTATGTTTGATTTCACGTTCTGCCTGCCGGACCATATTGGCGTAAATACCTGCAGATACAACATTTACATCAATATTCATCTTATAATATGTCATTATAAATGCAATCTCAGCATCGTACGATTCACGTATATTCTGAGGTTTGGAATTTTGATTATTCTTCAATCTGTCATTATGTTTATTTTGCATATATAGGCACTCGGCTATATGCCTGTCAATCTTACTTTCAACCTTTTCAGTAGTAACCTTTCCATAACCCAGAACTTTCATGGCGACAAGGACAAATCCGACCTCTCCAAGTGACAATAATGCTTTGCACATTCTCAATGCAAGCAGACGTGATTTTATTTTGACCTCTTCTTCCCTATCCATCAAATAAGATTCTACACCAGATGGATTAACTATTTTCCTATAGTCGTATATAAGGTCCGATGCCTTTTTCTTGAGATCTGACGATGGAAGCTCCTCACCTTGCAACAATACGGAATAATTACCGCACAACAGTTCGATAAAGTTCTTCAACGATATTTCACTTATATTCTCAATCATAGTCTATTACTCTTATATATCTGATACTGCATATTGTTATAATCCCTGTGCTGCTGCTTCATTATTTTACCAATATCACTTCTAATGCCATGCATTTCTTTCTTTAATTCAGAATAGTCATTATTCACTATTACAGGAGCGTTACCGGAAGAGGCCATAGGAGTTATATTTCCTCCAACATCATTCCAGTTGAACATATCAACATCCGGGTATACTTCAGCACCGCGAGGCAAATCTACTAAAGTAGGAGTATCTGGTGTAATCCACGGTTTTCCACCATAGACGACAACTTCTTGTTTACCTCCATCCCCGACAATTGCAAGCCCACCAATATGAGCACCGTTCTTGGTTCCCTCCTTATATGCAGGAATCGGAGTAGCAGCGATGGTAGCTACCTGAACTGCACCCATAGCAGCAACCACACCAGCCATGATAGCACCAAGGATAGGACCAAGTTGCCATGCCTCCATGATACCACGTGCCGTTGCGATACCGGTCTGTGCAATCTGTACTGCCTTATCCCACTTTGCCTGCTTCTGCTGCAATTCAACTTTTCTCTTTTCCAGTTCCTCATTCTTTTTTGAGGTCTTATCCTCGGCAGCCCTCTTTCTGGCTTCGGCTTCTTCCTCAGATATTGCACCACTCTCAGCAAGAGCTTCAATTCTTTCGATATCCGCATTGTATGCATCCTCGTTGGCATCCTGTTCTTTCTCAATCCTGTCAATATCTCCTTCATAAAGAGTAGACATGAGATTGCCTATATTACTGATTGCCTCACCAGCAACATCCATCCAACGCTGGGCATTCTTCATCCTTTTCTTATATGAGTTTTCCTCTTCATCCTGAACACGTTTTATCGCAGCAATCTCAGCATCAGCTTCAGCATTCGCTAAATCAGCCTTTGCTTTCTGAAGCTGTTCGGAAAGTTTTTCCCAGTCGTCCTGACTCATGTTCTCAACAGAAAGCTGTTTTTCAATAGATTCAACAGCAGCCTTAGCGGTTTCTAATGAATAACGTTCGGTTATATCAGCCTTCTTTTTCTCGTATTCCTCATCCGAAACAAGTTTCTTGGCATGCAGCTTTTCCAACTCTTTCAGGTCAGAATTATATTGTGCATTCCTTACAACCTGCTCGGCAGCAGCAGACTTGGAAATCTCATCAGCCGAATCAGCTGCATATTCCTCATATATCTTACGTCTTTCAGCAAGATACTTCTGCTCGATGAGGCTCACGTCAGCACCGTTACTTTCCGCCGCCTTAATTTCTTCCTGTTTCTGTTTGTCAAGAATTTCAAGGCGGATAGACATTTCTTCCTTACTACCTTCCTCTACAGAAGAAAGGCGGTTTTGAAGATCAATGCCAGCACGATTTTTCTCATATTCTTCAGACGCCTTTGTCAATGCATTGTTCATCTCTTCCTGCAAGGACTTCCTCAATGCAATTTCTGCAGACGAATTTCCTTTTACGGCATCAATCTTTTGCTGGTATCCGTTACGGATTGTAGCCAGTTCTTTCTCGATACCGTCTTTCATCAAGGCAATACGTGATTCTTGCAAGGATTTTTCAGCTTCAAGTCTGGCTGTCTTTTCATCCGTTGTTTCGGCAGATATGTTTGAATTATTATTACCTGGCATCTGGTAATTTTCAACCATTTCAAGCTGCTTCTCCATACTTGAATAGCCTCTTTGAGCAACCATTCTAGCCTCCCACGATGATTCAATATCCGCATTTATCTGACTATTGGTCCGGTCAATACCCAATCCTTGTTTCCAAAAACTTGCGTTCTGATATTCTTCATAATATTTTTTGTTAAGATCAACAGCGTCCTTAAGATTTTTCTCCTCCTCTTGTAGGGCTTTCTTCATAACGGCAATTCTTTCGTCCTTCGCTTTCTTGAAAGCATTTTCTTCAGAAATACCCTGCTTAATATATTTTTGAGTAGCTATATTGATACGCTCATACTGCTTACTGACCTCCTCTTCTCCATATTTTGCGCCATCTGCTCTCGCCTGCTCTTCCTCCCTATTAGAAATCTCTTCTATACTTTCTATTCCTTTACGTACTAAGGACAACAAATCTGCATTCATGGATGCGATAGAGGCCTTAACTCTTGCAGCCATACTTTCGAATGCACCACCGGTGGCATCAAACAGTAAAGATAATTCGGTAGACAGTCTTTTCTGGCTTTCTATCATATCTTCCTGTGCCTGTCCTAATTCTCCAGTTTCATCTTTTACATCGCTAAGGTTTGTCTTGATGTCTTTCAGAGTTCGGATATACTGGAGTCCTGCATCCTCACCAGGTCCACCGAAGATATCAGCCAATGCAGTACCGACAACAGACGCACTATCTGGTAACTCATTCAATCGTTCCGATACCATCTGTATAATGTCGAACGTGGTTTTCTGACCTGTTCTCAACTGTTCCTGAACCTTGTCGGCGGATATGCCGATTCCTTCAAGTGCAGCAGCAGTAGCAGCAGTCATTTCACGAATACGCAAGTTACCTTCCTTGATAACATCCACACCCTTGTCAGAATATATACCTGATTTGGCGGCCTGAGCAGTTATGGCAATGAATGTTTCGGCACTTATTCCGGCTTCCTTGAAGTATGCAGGATACTCCCTAAGGGTATCCAGAAACTCTCCATTTGCATCAGCCCCGGCAATGAACCCGTCCTTGATAAGCCTGATTGATTCTTCAGCGGAGATACCAAACTGCTTGGACACAGCATTGGCACCAATCAATATCTCCTTGAAATCCTTACCATAGAAGTCTGCAATCGCCTGCACTTCCGTACGATAAGCCTTCAGGTCTTCTCCAGATTTTTCCGTGAACTGCTGGGTAAGCCTTGTTGCCTCTGTCAGCCCCTTATTATAGTTTACCCACCAGCCTATTCCTGCACCGGCAGCACCGACAGTTCCAAGACCAAGGAGCCACTTATTCTGGAATATCTTGCCAATTCCGGACAATCCTTCGAACATGCTGCCTGCGTTACCAAGAGATTGAAGGGAGTTTCCAAAGCTTCCGGCTATAATACCAAAACTTCCCATGGAGTCGTTAAGGTTGTTCAGCTCCATCCAAGCAGCTTTAACTTCTTCCTTATAGCCACCGATAGTCATCTTCTGCTGAGTATATCGGTCACTGTTACGCTTCACATAGTCAGTATTTACACCGATTGTAGAGTTCAGCTTACCTAACGTGTTTTTGTAATCTTCGTCAGTGTCACGTACCATTTTAACGGCCTGACGCAATCTCTTATTTGCTTCATTAGCTTCATCAATACTATGTACCTCCTTGTCAGACAAAGCAAGCGCTTCCTTGATGAAACGGATGCGTTCCTCTTCGGTCATGGTAGCAGACTTTCTGGTAGTGTTCGCAGCTTTCTGAGCTTTGTTCATGGCTTCCTCAGCCTTAGCAGCCTGTTGCATTGCCTTGGACGCTTCAGCAGAAGCCTTTGATAATTCCTTAACCTCTTTGGTACTCAGCTTTTCAGCGTCTGCCTTCTGTTTGATTTTTTTCATCAACTGTTCTGCAATCTCTGCCTGCCGGACGAATGCTTCAGTCAATTTATCAGATGCAGAGGATACGTTCTTAGCTTGAGTATTGTATATAGTCTGTAACTTGTCGATATCTCCCTTAACATGAACATCAATTGTAAGTCCCTTGATAAGTTCTGAGGCAGCTTCCTTGTAAGTCTGTCTGACACCTGAGATAGTGCTGTCAAGTTCCTGCAACTTCTTCAATGATTCCTCGTCAACGAAGTCCTTTAATTTAAATTCTCCCATTACAAATAGTGTTTATATTCTACAATAACGCCATCCACTTTTGTACCTTCCTTATCAAAAGAGTAGGTACCGTCACTCTTCTTGTATACAACGTACACACATCCGTCCAGCATGGCAGCCTTCTTGGCCAGCATTGCAACGTGATCATATTCCGACATGATTTTTTTATTCTCGCAACCGCATCCCATCATTTATACCCACATTTTTTTACAAACCGTTTCAAATAAGGCTCGAGTAATTGAAGCACAACATACTCCCTTGCATCTTTACCCAGCATCAGAATGTCCTTACCATATTTCCTTACTATGTCCGGACCGTCTACGAATCCTACAGTATCAATCGTAAGAGTGTCACCTGCAACAGAAGCACGGATACTCTCATGGAATGGACCGGTGATATACAGATTAGGTACATCAACAGGTCTTGGAGGGAGATTAAGCCTCGGGCTGGCTATCGGAGGAGTTATCTTCTTCTTCCATGCTATATACCCGTCAGGATTGTTATGCCATACTGATGTAGTTTCATGAAAATACGGATCATCAGAATATCCCGGTCTAAGACTGTTGGTATTACCGTCAAGACCGGAATAGAGCTGTTCCCTTACAAGATCTGCAACTTCTATCCTATTTTCCTGCAGGCAATCCATACATGACTTTTCGAATCCGGATGCGATTCTGTGTATCGCATTCTCCAGTTTTTCAAAATCAGCCATACATTTAAAATTAAAGCCGGACTTTCGCCCGGCTTGATATAGGTTAATAACTTACTCGGCAGCCTTAATTTGATTATCAGACTTGCCGCAAATCTTATCATATACATCAGACAGGACTTTCTTACGGTCTGACTCCTTCTTTCCCTGCCATATTACGGAAAGGTGCTTTTCGATGAATTTTTCCTTGGTCAATTTCTTGACCTGTTCATCGACGAATGTCACATTATCAATTCTCATGCCTTAGACGCCTTTACAACTTTAACACACTCAACCCACTTGATATCGTTTTCGTAAAGCACAGAAGGAGATTTCAATCCGATTTCTCCCTCACCGGCAACAACGGTTATCATTCCGTTTTCATAGGATGCAGACGTGGTACCATCCATAACAGTAGATGCAGCTTCAGCTATTACGCTGCCAAGGTCAGGAGTTCTGTCATATCCTCCGATATTTTCTACAATCTGGTACTTACCAGTTTCCTTTTCCACAAGCATGACTTCAGTAAGACCTTTAACGGCATTTGTCGGATTGAAGTCTAATTTGTAATAGTCAAAGTTCATCTGGCTGTCTTCAGCATCCATATGACACAGATTAACAGTCATAGTAGACTTTGCACTACTTGTAGAAAATGGTGTAGAAGCAGGATATACCGTAGACATCGGGATTCCTGCAAGTACATCTGTCCCGTCGTTATATCCAATCAGCATCATGTTGCTGTCCCAATAATATGCATCCCATTCCTTGTCTGCACATTTCAATAACTGGGCATTCAGCATCTCATCAAACCTCTGCAATGTAAAGGTATCTGTCTGGGCATTAAGGCCGTTATACTGATTCGGACCATATCCTACAGCACTTGTCTGTACTTCACCTCCACCCTTGGCATATTCGCACACAGGAGATATAGGATATATTCTATTCGGACGATCAGCATGACACAATTCTGCCATTTTCTCGGCAGTCAGATCCTCAGGAAGTTTAATTCCATGCTCAACAAGAATGATTCCCTTAACCTTGCCCCAATCAATCTTACATGCAGATCCTCCAGTATTCATCTGAGATGATTCACAACTTCTTGTTTTCATTTATCTACAACTTTGATTTTTAATTATTAATTCCATAGAGCGAATATTGATGGCATCAATAGGCTCGCTCACTTCCTCTCCGGATTCCGTATAGGCTCCGTATCTGCCATAAGAATAGTTTTCGGAATAATCATGCGGAATAATATTGTCATATTCAATATCAAACCGTACATCATTTCTAATTACCTCAATCAGTCTGTCATATATTGGCCTTAGAATATTGATGAATGAAGCGCATAGACGTCGTTCATTACTCCAGCACTTTGTTGACGAACATGCTATAAGGATATTCAGTGAAACCTTGGAATAGTAATCAGGACTATCTCTTTTTTCTGTAACCGGACAGAACAGGACGATAAGCGGGAACTTACGCTCTAAAGTTGAAGGGACCTTGCTGTATTCATCCAGTTTGTCCTTAACATACTGGGCTGAACCGAATATGTAGTTAAGTTCCGGATTCTTAACTTCCTCGAACCTGTCATTCTCGATGTCAGCAGGCATTACTATGGTAAGGTTCCCACTCATTTCCTTTACTACATCTCCAATAATTTCAACGATACCTTTCATAGATTGAACTGATTAATCTTATTCAACATGTTGGTCTGGGTAACAAGATCAATCGGGCAATTACCCTCTCGCGCCCACTTGATGAACTTCACATTTTCTGAAACCATTCTATTCCATGCAATAACCTGGGCATTAACAGGTGAAATGTACTCATTAGCACACTTCAGCCGGACATTGCCAGTTATCGTAGCTTCCGATGAGGAATCACGAAGTATGTGGAACAGCACGTAATCAGCGAATGGCTCTTTCAGCTTGTTGCATACGATTTCATACTTAGACGGTTCAGTATCTTCATTCTTTTCATCATCAGACATATCAAGGTAATCCATTGCATAACCTGCTTCCTTTTCACCAAGCATGGCTTCAAGGAAAACAGGCTGCAACTCCTTGATATATGCTTCTATATGACCGTTTACAGCCATAGAATCAGCACCGGCTGTCTTTGAATTTGAAGCATTCTGAATATGACGACTCCCTGAAACAAAATATGACGCATCTATCAGCATGATTATTTCTTTTTAGATTTAGCGGTACTCTCGCTTTCCTTGGTATCATAAGGTATTGTTTCCTTATTGTCCGTTACCCCAGGATCTGCATTAAGACATAATGCCATTTCTTCAGATTGCTTCTGTAATCCGGCAATCTGCTCTTCAAGTTGTCTTATTTTTTCATCTTTCTCAGTGATAGTCTGAGTCTGCTCGGCAATCTTAGCATCCTTCTCTCCAATAGTAGTATTAAGACGTCCAATTTCACCATCCTTTTCAGAGATAATAGCATTCAGCTCATTCTCCTTCTCATTAATCTTCTGTTCCGATTCTACTTGGGTAATGTAACCACTTTCTGAAGGAGTAGTAATAAAAACTACTCCTCTTTTAATACGGATACTCTGTTCTCTGATTACATTTTCCAGATGCTTCGGATCTCCTTTTAAGATATACTCATCCATAAGCACTATTCTTTAGTAATAGCCTCTTTCAATGCAGCCAAATCACCATAAGCAAATGCCCATGGCATGTACACAGGGAAGATAACTTCTTCCTGGGCAATCAAAACAACCTCATTACACAACTTAGTCTCCACATCCTCTGCCCATTCAAGCGTTAAGGAAGAATAATCAACCAGTGCAGAGGCCATGTTGAAATCCCCAAGCAAATACTTACCTGCAGGGATACCAGTGTATTCGATTATTGGACGGCCAGCAACATACTTGATTCCTCCACGAGTGGTAATAATTCCCAAATTACGTCCGGTAGTATCTTTCTCCGATTCAATCGAGTTAACTGTAATAGGATTAAGAACTATTGCGTTCGGATAATACTGAGCAAATGCCATCACAGCGAATGCTGTTTTGATTACATCTTCGGAATTAGGCAGCTCAACACTCTTGTATGCTGAATTGTTGACTGTAAATGTCATGGATGACAGTCCTTCTTCTGTACTAGTAAACGCTATGCCTTTCAACAGAATCTTGCGGTCATTTATTTTGATAAGACTGTGTGATGCGTTCAATGCAGTATTCGTCGTTGCCCCAGAAAAGGTAATTGACATTCCGTCAAGCATAAGACTCTGTGGGTTAGTAAACTCGACAACTGTATCTTTGTTGCTGTTATAACCTGAAACATTTTTAACACTTCCGGCATCTCCCTTAATTATCTCATCTTTAATAATACTCTCAACGGAACTTACTCCCTTTTGATTCGCTATTCCAAGAAGGTTTTCGCCGTTACCATCCCCAAAAAGGATATTCCAATCTTCTGCCATCCATATAGCCTCAGGAAGCATATTCAAGATAAAGCTTCGAATATACACACGACTCTTCAACATTCTCTTGGACACACGAATATGTGTACCAAGACGTTTTGTTGAAGCTGACTCTTCTTTTGCTTTTATGCTTGATTCAGGCAGCTTTCCATTTTCTGTCGTATAACTTGCATTGCGGTCAAAGTCATAAACCTGTGTAAACGACAACTGTGGAAAAGCAGGATCTCCCTGCAACGTTTTCAAGACATCACGCATATGAACTTTCTTTTGCTGTGCCACCTGCGTAACAACACGGTTCTGCTGCTGTGTAATCAACAAATCTCCGGAATAGTTGTCTGTCATCGATACTGTATCTTTGAGAGAGAATCCCGTAAACTCACCGGATTTTCGGGTGTGTCCGGAACAGAAATCCTTGAACTTTTCAGATTCAAACATTTCATTCAATTTCTCGTCAAACTTGTTGATTGCATCCATTGACAGTCCTTTTTGCTGCATCTTCTCAATAGATTCCCCAAGAGTCTTAACCTGAGAAACAAGTTCTTGATTATCTTTAACAAGCTGTTTGAAAACCTCTGAATCGTAGGTTTTAAGCATATCACCAATTCCTTTGAATTTGGTTTCCACATCTTCAGGTGTCATCGCACCCTCCATTGCCTTATTCACAACATCGCACATCAAACCGAGGACATTGTTCATAAACACTCTCTGCTCTTCAGGCAGACTATCAGACTTCACATTGAAGTCAGACACCGTAAATTTTTTTAATGCCATACTTTAAGATTATTTTTTAAACATTCTATTCAGTTCTCCATAGAAAGAAGTGCCTTCCTCGGCGGCTTTTGTCTTGACCTCTTCAGATACCTGCGCACCCATGTCATTTTTCTCCTGAGTGTCTGATGACGGCTCAGATGACTTGGACGTATCTTCCGATTCCGGATTCTGAATAAGACTACTCGTTCTATATACTTTTGCCCAGCAATGTGGACAGCGTACAAATGCCATCACATCCTGTAAACTTTTCTCACTAAATCCTTTCCCCTCTGCCTTTACAGCATCAATTATCGAGACAACATTATTTCGTATCTCGGGAGATAACCGATTAATCTCCTCCCGCACAATATCTTCCGTAATCCACCTTTGGTATTGTGCAGCCATCTCAAGCACTTGCTGTGAGAACGTGTGTTCTGGCACAGAATCATAATCAAATTGATAACCACAACTTGGACAGGTTACTATATTTCCCCCGTTCAACGCTTTCAACAAAATCTCCAACTGCATATCATATTCTTTTAACCGTTCGTCAGAATAACCATGCTGTCGGAAAGCCTTTTTAATGAAGTCCACTGCATCCTTAACCTGTTCTTGCGTACCCGATTTCAAGTTTACAAGGAATGTCTGAGGGTTGCTTCCCCAACTGGTCAATGTCGAATACTCAAACATTTTCCATTCAAGAACTTTCTGAGGATCTACAGTATCACGTTTAATAGCTTTCACCCCGATAGAGTGTTCCAGTGTTCTGCCATTCTCTGCATACAGCTTATAGTCAGCTAACGTATCACGTCCAATCTGCTTCTCGAGGTTAATCTTACCAACCATAACGAGATTACCCTCCTTTTCTTCTCCACTGAGAGGAACGCCAAGTAGCTGGTCTGTACGGTGATTAAGGAACCATCTCATTCTACCGATGTTTTCTTTCAACGTCTTGTTGAACGAACCGGGCATGGAAATATCATTCTGAGAGTCTTTCACACCGATACCGTTCACTGCAACAGTGACAATACCCTTCTCATCAACATCATTTGCCTTCGTTCTGTACTGAAGGTTTTTGGTTTTCTCTTCCATTTTCAACTTCGCTTTTTGTGTTAAGACTTATTACTTGTTTTACTATATCTCTTTCCTCGTCCGTCATGTCAAACAATGTCTTGTCGAACAGAGGATCTTCAAATCTGCTCTCCTTGATTTGCGCTCTCCAGTCATTGATACTGATGAGGCCGCTGAGGAACTGCTCCTTGCATCTGGTATTTACCATCGTCTTGACTTCTTCGGCTTCCTTCAGTCCTTGCTGCAGACAGTCCACATCAGAGAAATCACAATCAAGATAATAACCTCCTTCTTCCAGTCCAAGAAATGCAGTAAGCTGTTTACAAAATTTCTTGGCCATTGGAATGATAGTGGATGTATACACAGCTTTTTCAGCTGTAGCCTGATTGCTGAATGTTGATTGGTCCTTTCGAGGAACAAGTACTGAAGGAATGCCGTACGCTCCAGCTATCTGTATAGCGTCAGTCAATGTTTCCTCAAATGGTTGCAGCTCACTGATAGAGAGGTTTGTTCTTACAAATGACAGAGGAACGTCACTTAAACCATAAGGAAGTCTACGATTGTCAAGTCCGAATTTTCCGTAGTGGCTATTAAGAATTTCTTCTTTTTCTTCTTTTGTCATTGCGACAGTTCCAGCTTCATCCCTCTTATTGGACACAAGGAAACCCAAACCACCACGTTTTACATAAATCACGTTTCTCGCTTCATATACAGCAAGAAGGTTAGATATAGGTTTCAGATGAGCGGCCAACCTGCTCTTTGATTTCAGAAACCCGTTGATTGACATATATTCAGGTGATCCGTCACGGTCATGCCATATCTGATATGAAGGAATTTCCATTGTACTCACATATCCGTAATTCAGCCGGTAACAACGAATAATATCATCTTCAGATGCTATTCCGAAGATTGGACTATTAACACTTCTGTTAGGCTCTACATTAACGAAATCAGCAGGAAGTTCCCAGAAATTATCGCACCATTTCCATTTAGGCTGGTTCTTGAATGTTTCACCCATTGCGGCACGAAAGAAAGCATTTCCAGTACACAGCTTGTACACAAAATGGGAATATATCAGCTCGTTCCAAGACATCAGACAGTTGGGTTTCGTGAGAATCTGGTTCATTCTCTTGTTTTCCCATACAACACTATCGTCCTTTACCTTCTTTAATTGGAATCCGGAACCTGATATGCGTGAAGCTATGTAATCAATCGGAAAGAATACCTCAGGAACAGAACGAAACAGTTCCATGTAATTATGACCGCAAACCAGTGGGGATACGAATAACTCATGCACGTCACAACGGTCAATATAACCACTATCTTTTACACCCTCCTTTGGTGTTGATACAGTCTGTGGTTCACTGGCCATTTTCAGCCCAGTACAAGCTGGAAGCGTATCTTGTTTTATAATTGTATATCCCATAGTTTATCCTTATATGACAAAGATAAATTATGGGTATATACGATGTTAGAAATTAAAAAATCTTGAAATTTACAAAGCAAGCAAATCAGATTATAAACAACTAAATACCAAACAAATACATATAATATCAGGGTTACCCTAATTTTATGAGGTATATGAAATTCCACTCCAGTCAATACAGAAAATAAAAAGCCCTGCTCCATCAAAATGCGGAACAGGGCTTGATTGTCTTAATAAACGGTCTCGCCTCACGGCGGTACATTATCTTAGAATGTAGCAGTGGAAAGCTCCTTAGAAATTCTTTCCACTGCTACACGTATTTTGTCATACTGTTTTTGTCCGGCATTGGTTACTCCTGATGTATATTGACGCATCAAAGACGGATTGATACCAGCTAATTCTGCCACTTTCGTTACGTTCAGGAAAGAGAAATAATCAAAGAAAGACTGCATATCATATTTATATACAAATTCCAGTTCCGGAACTTCCTTACCTTCCTCAGCCTGTATTTCCTTTATTTCCTTATATGCTTCCAGCATATCCCCTTTTGCTGCTTCAGCAGTATCACCAAAGCCAGATAATCCGAAACCGGGCAAATCTTCCTCCACATAGCAAGAATAATGCCCGTCCTTTGCCTTTTCCATAATTGCCGTAACTTTCATACTTCCTCTTTTTTAGTAAAAGGGGTACGGCATTATGCCGCCCCCAATTGTCTCAACAAAAAACATCTTCCAACCATGAAGTGCAAAAAGGTTGGGGGATTATTCCCCCAAAAGAACCTTTCTTGCTTTACGTTCCATCCCGGTAGGTACTTCCTGTTTGCCGTGCCTTGACAAAGCAAACTTGTTTCCCGTCTTGGGACTGTACCAAATATCGTGGTTAGCCCCGTGCCTGAGAACGTAACAACCTGCTGCGGTCAATTCCGCAAAAAACTGATTGTACTTCATAATTTAAAAGACCGTTTATTTATTAAGACATTGCAAAGATAGCGTTTTTGCTATAATATTCCAAATAAAAAACATAACATTTTTGCTATATTTTTATTTCTTATATTAACTAACATATGATTTTATCAATGTATACGCTATACCGCTCAATAGAGCACTGGCTCCACTTATATTATCCTCATTGTAGTCAAGGACTTCAGTTATGAATGACATATACTCATCATTCTCCATGCCGGTTTCAGACAGAAGGAAATATGATTTGATGAAATCAGATGTAGCAGCTATTCTCTTATCCATATCCTGATATTCCTTCTTAATCCTTACTTCCGGAAGTGTACTACGCAGCTCCCTTGCCATCTGGAAATATGCAGGTGACGATTCCACTATGTACGTTCCTGCATCATGTGAACATATAACAGACTTCATTTCTTCGAGTGATACCGTTTCTCTCATAACAAGGTCAAGAACATGCCATTTTTCTCCACACCTGGCAACCTGGCACATATAGAACTTTCCTCCAACATTCGGCATGATGTACACGATCTTCTGTGAATACTGATATTCGACTGAAGGATTGAAGAATCCGAACACGCTTCTGTCAGAATACATGTTGCGTTTACGACGGTTTGAGAACTGGGAATACTCCTCGTACATGATGTCGTGTACGACATATCTCAAAGTATCGGTAAGGTGTCCGTGTTCCTCATAGGATTGCTTCGTTACGCTATCCTTTATCTTTGTCTTTAAGATTGCGCCATTAGCATCCTTCTGAACGCTCTGGTAGTCCTCGATTGATACCCTGCACCCATCGTCTATGCTTATGCTGAGTCCAGGCAATAATGCCTCAAATACTGCATTGACAAACTCACCGGTCATTGATACGGACGGATTCCTGTTACCGACCTTATCATCAACAATCCAGTTATCCTTTTTCAGTGTTTCAATAAACAGGTCCATGAATGAACGTTTCTCATCGTCGATAGTGTTAGCTGCTTTTGCTGAGGCATCACCATGAAGGTAGATTTTATCGTCATATCCTAACTCCTGCAGTCGCTTAGATACCAGTTTCGCAGCACGTCTTGCGCTATTGTTCGGGCTGTCTGCCGTTGTTTCGGCAATCTGGTACATATCCTTACCTTTGCTAAGGTCTGCCTGCCAATAGCTGACAGATATGTACGGCAGCACGTTGCTGTCGACAGAAAGATGTATAGGTAATCCAGGGATATAATGATACTCACCGCTATTCTTGCCGACATTGAACGAGCCGAGGAACTCGTTACCAGTCTTGATTACTCCCCATTCCCCAAGTGCATACACGTTGTAGTAGTCCGGGTCATGAATACGGTCATGCTCGAAGTCCATCACACACTGCTCATCGTAATATCCATACGTTCCATCCGGTGAACCGACAACCCAGAAGTTATTCAGGTATGTTGTCTGTATAACTACCATATTTGGAGGATACTCCTCAATTTCCTTAGTTACAGGATTCACTATTGAGCGCCCCTCGTTCATCTTTAAAGACTTCACCTTTGTCAGCTCTGCCGGTATTATCCGGCCGCCAATTTCTACAACCATAGGAACATCATGCAGTTTCTCGTTGTCAAGCCAGTCCTTCTTTATCCAGTGCGTTTCACTGATAGGGTTGAAGTCGGCAATAATCTGCTGCCCCTTCTTACCACGCAGACGTTTACGTATCTGCTTCAAGTCGGCATACTCAAACTCTGACAACTCCTCAAGCTGTACCCTTTTGTAGTTACTGATACCCTTAATCTTTTCCGGATCATCCAAACCTGAGAAGTCAATCTTCGCACCGTTATACAGGCAACGAATTACATTCTGGTTGAACTTGAAGTATTGTGTAATTCCTAACAATGATGCCGCTACCTTGTAATCCTCATATATGGTTTTGCTGATGGATGCTCCGACCTTTCTCATCACAAGAGTATTCTCACCGTCCTGCAATGTCTGTATCAGCACGCACTGTGCTACGCTGAAAGACTTACTAGACGATGAACCACCATACAGGATAATGAATCGCAGTGTAGCATCATTCAGATATTTCAGCAGGTAAAAGGCATTTGGATTGAGTTTCTTGTGATTTATAAGCATAAACGCACCATTTTTGTTCTATTTTTTAGATTTTTCGTATTGTCTTTTGTATAAACCCCGACATCTTTCTCACATAATTGTTCTATTTTTTAGAATTTATTCAGTCTCATCATCAAAGCCAATACGTATTTCATTGATATTTTCACCTTGTTTACCACTAAGGGATATCTGCTGGGGCGCATTCCATCCATTCATGCTTGCCAGAAGCTTCGCTGCCTCTACCTTACCGTTGAACTCATAACTTACCTTACCCTTGTCGTTGCTTATCTTCTTCATCGCATTTCTCACACTCTTAGGCATCTGACGGGGAGATTTCAGCTTTATCTTACCGGTTACAGGATCTACGAGATACAAATCGTTCGGGTCCATCATGACAATATCCATAAGAACCTTTTCAACCTTTTCACGGCTAACTTTCGATGCTTCAGCACGTTCAGACCTCAGTTCGTCTATCCTTGCTGCAACCTTGTTACTAGCCAACATCCTACTGGCATTGCTCCAAATCGTCTCTGGCTGCATCTTTGATGCGTCATAGGCCATCCTGTATGCTTCACTTGCATTACCGTCACAGTCAAGGTAATAATTGCAGAACTTTTCCTGTTTTTCAGTCAATTTCCTGTTATTCATAGGCTAATGATTATTTATACCGACGATGCAGATTACCTGTTTCCGGTCTTTCAGCAAATCGTAGGCTGCTGTTAATGTACTTCCAGTCGTGCAGATATCATCAAAGAGTATTATTCTCTGTTCCTTAATGGGCCGGAGAAGATAAAACTCAGGATTGATACGTGTTCTGTTGAGGCACTGCATTGCGGATTCATAGAATTTTATTTTCACCCCCTGGGCAATTTTTTGACAAACGTCAGTGGCGAAATGATACTCTGTAATATGTCTGCGCTTTGGTGTAGTGATTATGCACCACTCATCATCCGGCCGTACCAATGAAAGTATCAGTTCAGTAGCAGCTCCTGAAATGGCTTCTGCACACTCACCCGAATTCTTGATTTCCTCAAATGGGATTCCATCCTTCGTACTTGCAAACAGGGAGATATAATAAAACCCGCACTTGCGGTGGATTCTCACTTTGGGTTTCATGTCGCAGAACCTTTTGTGTTTCCTCCATCCGCCGGCGGGTTTATCCCAGTCATCAATCCTTATCTTTCTACCTCTGCCCATTGAAAACCATCGCTATACCTTTTTCTACCGAGATATAATTCAAAGGTATAGAATTTAAGCGTTCATTCACAGTTTGGCAATAATTGTCAAAATTCCTTTTTTCTTCAATAAGCTGAATATCAACATGGTGGTATTTTCTGACAATTTCAGCAAAATGCAGGACTGTACAAGGATGCGGATTTACAACATTGACAAGCTTGGCGTTAAAATTACAGGCAGAAATAAGTCCTTCTACTGCATCATCAATATAAGTGAAGCACCGGAGATTATTGCCCTTATTATACAACATGACCTTTTCCGAATTAAGAAGTGTCCAGAGAAGAGTTCCTTTTCTCGGTTCCGGTCCGTATACATTATGCAATCTCACACCAGTTGCTTTCGGGCAATACACAGCAGCATACTGCTCGTCAAAATGCTTTGACATACCATACATGCTGGTAGTATTGCAAGGATTAGCAGTAGAAGAACTTGCATACACAAGCTTTACTCCATAGCGGTTACATGATTCAGCAACCCTAATGAAAGTGTCTATATTATCCTTGCGAATCTGTTCAAGATTATCATTAAATACACTTGTCTGAGCAGCAAGATGTATTACAGCACTGAAGCCTCCTTCAGCAAGAAGGCATGCAATTCCGGAAGCTTCAGTTCCGCAAATACGGTCAATCCCAACAACTTCAACACCACGTTCTCTCAATTTTTTGCGAAGGGCCTTGCCTATAAAGCCTTCACTGCCAGTTACGACAATTTTCATCATCACAATTTGTTTAGAATTTTACATAAAATATTCAGTATGTTACCAAGTAACATCACTATTATTATCAGGAGTGTGGTATCCTGCTCAACCTTCCCGATGGAATAGAAGAACAGGACAACCATAATCATCAATATTACTCCCTTGGCCTGATAATGTTCCATCAGGATTTTACGTTTAGCAAGTATTCTTCACGACTGATTGTCTTATAATTGGTTACAAGAACATGCTTGCCTGAGTACAATTCAGATATGGTATCCTCAATCACCTCAAGAGATACACGTTCATCAAACTTCATGAATACCCTGCCAGGAACACCATCAGCAACGAAGGAAACAAAATAATATGTTCCACGCTCCCAGTAGAACACATATAAAATGAGACATGAAACTACAGCAGTCGGTAGATAAATCCAATCAGATGGTATATCAAAACCTCCCAAGATTATCAGTGAAGATAATACAACTGTTACCATAACCAACTCACACATCTTGATGAGCAGGCCTACAACCTGTTTTTTCTTTGCTTTCATAAATTCAATTTTTGCCAGTTAATAATTTAAATTCATACTTAGACTGATGTTTCATTATTTACTGAAATGCCTCGCATATTTTAACGATGCACTCAACGTTTTCTTCATTCAGCCATTCCTTTGCCACGTTCCACGAAATGCTTTTACTCGCTTTGAAATTATCAATTCGAATACTATGGTGCGACAACTTCCCTTCTGTCGGTTTCAATCCGGCATCATGCAATTCACATAAACCGTCTTTGTAGAATGTACACCAGTCTCCTTCTTGTCTGGCCTGTATCATCGGTACGGGCATATCAATGACACCCATAATCATACCTGCACACCATTGTGTTGGAGCAAGTCTGTCTTTATATCCTGCTTCGATAAGCTTTAAAACATCTTGCGGAGTACCCAAACAAGGCGTATGACATTGCTGCTTACATAACTTGCATTTACACTGGATTGGTTTACGACCGGTTTTTCTGATTATTCGCTGTAACGACGTTTCGTTTATAAGTAAGCTCATTTTGCTTTCTCTAAATTATAATTCCAAAAACTTAGTTTCCCTTTCACATTCATAATCGGCCTATCAAACAGAACCACATCTTTCAGCACCCAGTTCCAGCAACCTTTCTCTGCCCAGACGGATGAATGGTTCTGTACGCAGTCGGATATAACTACACTGCCGATGATGGCACCAAAAGGTAAATCGTCATAGAATGTACTTCTAAGATTGGAGGGGTGCATTTGAAGTTTCAATCCTTGCTCTTCATTTAATACCCAACCATCTCCTTTACCTTTGCTTGCATGAATCAGTACCCTCTGGCCTAAGTATTTCTGAGGACACTTCCATGTCCGGTTCTCGATGTCTTTGATACCGTGAGCAATTAGGCTTGCCCACGGCTGTTTGATGGATATTGCTTTCATTTCTTATCCTCTAATAAATCAAGTATTTGATAAAGAGCAGATTCAAGTGTAGCAACCCTATCCTCCATGTCGACCTTATAGTCTTCGATTTCTCCATCCTCATAGAGTGTATTACATCCCTCATCTTTTGAAGAGGAATATTCGATAGATTTATGACATATTGAAGATATATTGTTTAATACTTCGTTTACAGATTCTCCACCTACAGTCACTTCAACTGTAGTAGAAATTTTTGTCTCAACCTTCTTCATAATTATCACTTTCTGTAATACTCAACAATCGTTTTATTCAATGCTTCGATGATAGCAAATGTCAGTGTAACAGGCATTTCACTTGTAACCATCTTCTTTATGTACACTTGACCGTCCCTGTATTCAAGAACAGTATCAAGCTCAATTATTACACTATTTTCTTCCATAACTATTCATTCTGGTAATCATTCAATTTCTCCGAACGATTGGTTTCAAGATGATTTGCTATCTCATTCATGGCTTCATCCCATGGAATCTCACCTAAATGTTTTAAGCAGGCATCCCAGCCAACCATGAAGGAACACTCTGCCAAATCTTTAGTCATCAGATTATCACGACTTACTCTCTTTGAATAATCGTATGCCTGTTCTTCTTTCTTGCTCATAGTCAATCCTCCAAATTGTTTTTACCGTCAAGCTCAGCAAGGGCTTGATTAAATTCATTTATCTTCCTTTCATAGTAATCTTTCCGATATGTTATAATATCCCGTTGTGAGTAATCTTTATAGAATCTGTCAATGAGATTCTGGTAGTAGAAACGTACAGGTTCTTCACAGTGATTCAGAAGAATTACATAATTGGTGTTCCGCGGATGGAAACACAGGAATCTATAATAGTTCACTACTCCGGCATAACATTCTATCAGAGGTTCATCTACCTTTAGTTCTTTTACTTGTTCGTAGTTTAATATTGGTTTCATATCCATTCCTCCATTAATTCCGGATTGTCGTAAATGTTTCCGATAACTTCGATTTTATCCCAATATTCACCTAGCCATTCCCCTAAAGGTTTTGTTCCTTCTTTAATATCACCTTTCATCATCAAACACCATGCTCCTAACTCTTCATTCCAAGTTACCTTGAACAGATATTTATCAAGGGTTGTTGTAATCTGCACGATGTCGTCTTCATATATTTCTTTCTCATTCTTATCCTGAAGTCCGGTGAACTGGCAGATGGTTCCTTGCTTTGTAAAAACAGGTCTATCACTGCAATCGCTTAGATGATGTCCGTCTAAGTCCACTTCATCAAATCCGACTATATGACTTTCGTTCCCAACCTTTACAAGTGAGCCGTAAACCCACTCATTTGTGACTTCTGATTTTCCTCTGAATATTATCTCTCTGCTGCTCATAATTAATCCTCCTTTCTTTCTTCGTAAAACATGACAGGCTTACCGTCTGGCTCAAAGTCTGCACTAAGCATAACCTCATCGCACTCATGATAAGGACTTGTTTCCTGCACATAGTATTTTACCGTACATTTCCCGTTCTCGTAGTTTTTACAATTCATGCAAATCATTCTTTCGTACATATCCTTCTCCTTTCCACCTATCCCAGCAGGATATACATCACTGCCAGGAACAGGTAATACAATTTTGTTTTCATTGATTATTTCTCCGTTTTTCTACAAGCTGTTCAAGCCTCTTTTCGCATTCTGCACACTCGAGTTTCTTGCGCTCCAGCTTGTCACGGAACTTAACCAGCTCCTCGTCCGTATTCTCGTTAAAGAACAGATTATTTTGGCGGTTGTACTCGATGTATTCACGCATCATTTTTTCAGCTTTCGACACCTTTGCCTTAGCGGAAATCAGTTTCCTAAGACAACTGTCAAACATCAGTTCTCCAGAGCGTTTGTCATAAAAGGAAATACTTGAATACACACAATATCTTGGATATTTGCACTGTAACTTTGCAATCCTCCAACGAATAACCCAATCATATTTGAAATACATTTCTCTTGGCAAATCATACGTATATAGAATTACATAGTTCCCATTATCATCATGATATTGTATGGTAACATGAAACCAAGACTCTACCTTCAATTCCCTTTCTGCCTTGGCTTCATACTTAGCCATCTCATAATAATCACTTAAACTTTCCTGCTTTCCCATATCAGAATAACTTTAATTGAACTGGTTGCTTACCTCTCTTTGCCATCGTTCTGGCATAACGAGGACATATACTTTTATAAGGGCAATTCCCTAACTTTGCAGCAAGAAAACGGGTGTGTGATGCTTCCCACGATTTGTCCTCATCATAGCCGGAGAAAAGCCAAAAGTCCATGCAGTTCCAACTGTTATTATCCATGTTCGGCTTTTCATCTACCAGTTCTACAAGTCCGTTACTATGTGGTTTACCCATAATCACTTATATCTAAATGTATTTATTCTCTCAAGATACGCTGCTATTCTCTTTTCAGGATTATCACCATTTCTTACAAAGATTCGAGTATGTAACTTGTCACCTGGGATAGCTACATATTTACCATGCTTCTCACGTTCTCTATGCTTAGCTACTTTAATATCTGTCCCTTTCGGATTTTTTTCAAGGTCAGCCTTGCGAGCTAATATCGGATCACATTTATCTTTCATATCTTATCCCTCCCAATTCTCTGTTGTTCCTATTAAATGTGCAGTATGTTCATTATATGGAATGCACTCTTGATATACAACACCTCCAAATACACAAAAGTGACTACCTCGCTTATGGGAGAACTCTGCTGCACTCCATTCACCGCAAATACTTCTAACCAATACTGTTTGTTTGAAAGTAAACTCATATTCTTGCTTTTGTTCAATTCCGAAAAAGCGTTTCAGGTACTCTTTAGCTTTCGGATCTTTACTTTCCTTGAGAGAGGCCATGAGTTTCTGCTTTTCTTCTTCTGTAGCCTTTTCAACATTGCATCCAGCATCAGAATAAGTATCAATATCCACACTTCCATTGCCATCATTAATCAGAATTGATACATAGTCATTCGTGAAATACAACAATCCTCCTTTACCATCATCAACTAAGTCTATATCCTTAATTATAGATAGCCATGTATATGTATCATTTGACAACTTGATTATATCCCCATCTTTAAAAGTCATGTATTCGGGGATTTCAAGTATGAGGTCAGAACCACTTTGCTTATTGAGAATTATGCATCCATCTTTAGGGTAAGAATAAACATGTTCATCAAATTCATCTTGTATTATAGCAACGATACAGCTGTCTGATTTCATATCAAAACAAACTATCCTCGCATTTCTACCGTTACGTGTTATAATCTTGCCTTCACACTCTTTATTTGTAATTTTCTTTGCCAATTCCACGTCAAAAGGCACTTTTACTAATTTATGCTCCATATTTTTCTGACATTTTTTTGATAAACAATCTGGAAGAGCAATTAAGATATGACTGCCAACATCCATTATAGCCGGACCATCTGAAACTGTTTTTCTTCAATTCATCCCTAACTGATTGATCAGGTTTACCATCGAAGAAAAGTTGCATCCTGTTCTCTGGATAATTCTCAACCACTTTTACATCACCGATGTAATATTCTTTGCTCTGCATGTTTTTCAGCATCTTTGCCTTTTCAAGCTGTTGCTTAACCCTTCGAATATTGGCTCCGTTATTTGTAATAGAGCATGATGCAAATCCAATTTCACCAAAACAGTTAGGTTCAAACAGTTTTCTGACTTGACTCTCGGTTAAACCAAGTTCAACAAGCCGGTCATGCTTCTCTAATTCGGTAATTTTCTTTGAACGGATAACCTTGTTTGCAGACTTCATCAGTTCCTGAACTCTTTCAAGTTCCTTCAGCTTGTTTGCCAGCTTCTCAACTGCATTATCATCATCAAGGTAAATGGAAGTGTTGTTCTCCACAGCTGAGGCTTTTTCAGCCCAATATTCTGACTTTTCCGTGTGTTTTACAGACTGTCCCATGGTGTTCCATATTTTTTCACGGTATCGCCTGTCTGCTGCACCATGTACCGGTTGCCCAAATGGGATTGCTTCACTCATTTTTGAACTTCTCTCATAGGCATTTCTTGCCTTTTCCGCTGATTTCTCAGAGAGGTCACGGTATCTCTCTGCTCGAACGCGGTTACGTTCATCTCTGTCCATAATGTTAATTTGTTTTGGTTTGACTTTTATTTTATTATACTATAAAGTTAGTGATTTTCAACAAGTTAAACAAACATAATCTTCACCATTTTTACGCCATTTTCATCATTCTGTATCTGTTTGAGGTACATATCCTGCAATAAGAAGAATACGTATAATAGATCTTATTTCCTCTTATAATTTTCTTAGGGTAAAACCACCTAAGAGGAAGAAACTTTCCGCAAACGGAACATCGTCTTAATGTCACTCCGTTTTCCTCACGAACATTATGACGAACATGATTCTTGATAAGAGTGCAATTCTGACAATGCTTTTCCTTATCCCGAAATGCCCGACACCAATGCAAAGAACGCTCTCCACATTTAGCGAATCTCTTGCAACTCGCTATTGGAATAGGTAATATGCTCATATCGTTATCAATTTATCAAAGTCCTTACCATAAATGATGTAGACTCCACGTTTCCGGAGTTCAGCTACCAGCTGATCATTGGTGTATCTGACCAGCCGACCATGAAGTCTGTCCTGCTTTCTTCTTTCAGACGT